ATGAAACTCAACAAATCTACTGTTGATGCTATTCCATTAACTGAAAAAGGTCAAAAAATATATAGAGATGCAGAACTGATCGGTTTTGCTGTTCGGGTAACTAATAAAAGTAAAACCTATATTGTTGAAAGGAGGCATGAAGGTGAACTCTATCGAGTGACAATTGGTAAAACTACCGATATTCCTGCAACAAATGCTCGAGCAAAAGCTCAGATGATCCTGGCGAAAATTTCAAACAATGAATATGAAAAGCCTATCAAATTAAAGAATGTTGCTAATCCTTTAGATATTACAGTGAATGAAGCTCTTCAAATTTATATTGATAGAAATGACTTTAGACCAAAAACAATTAGGCAGTACCGTAAGTACTTTGATTTATATTTGGGGTGGGGCAACAAAAAGCTTTTCCAGATATCTAAGCAAGAAGTATTGGATCGATTTATTGAGGTATCAGAAGTAAGTGAGTCGTCAGCAAATGGTGCTGTATCTCTTTTAGGTACCTTATGGAAGTATATTCATGTTCTTTATTCAACAGATGAGAACCCGATTCTTAAAAGTAATCCAGTTGACATTATTTCCGTAACAAGAGGTTGGAATAAAATAGCAAGTAGGGATAGACATCTCCATAAAGACATCATTCACAAATATTACAATGCAGTGCTTCATTATGAAGATGAGTTAAATCTGGAAAATACTGCTAGGTCAAACACGCATCGGGATATCGTATTAATGTGCATGTATACGGGATGCCGTAAACAGGAGGCATGTTGTCTAAAGTGGGCTGATGTAGATATTAAAAATGGTACCTTAACTTTTAGAGATACCAAAAATGGTTCAGATCATACTTTTCCTATTGGTGATCATCTACACAGTATTTTGCGTGAACGTTGGTTATTAAGAGAAAACGATTGGGTTTTCCCAGCTACTAAAATGCCTACTTCGTGGAATATGCATGCAACTAAGGTAGATACATTATTGAATAGAGTGGGTAAGGAAGTTGACTATTACGTTTCAATGCATGATTTCCGTCGTACATTTGCCACTATATGCAACCTTTTAAGATTTAATATTTATGTGACAAAAAGACTTCTTAATCACACGGCTAAACCAAGAATTGATGTCACAGGTGGATATGTTCAAATTCCAGATGAGGAATTAAGAGCTTCAATGAACATGATTGAAGCGGTGTATCAAGGCAAGATTGATTGCTTTAATTACCAATCTGTTTGGGCAGAAAGATTAAAAGAAATAAAGGCGGTTTAACCGCCTTAAACTGTTGCAAGTTGTGCTGTATTAAGCACAGTCTTGCTTTGCTCATACTTCAAAACGTCCTTCTTTTTATATGAAACACGTCTTCCAATTTTCGAAAAAGGCAGTGATGATTGATCACAACGCATTCTAGCTAATGTCCATGGTGAGCAATCTAAATAAAGAGCCACAACTTCTTGGGGGAATTTTTGCTCTTCATTAGCCATAATGAAACGATCCAAATATTCTTGCTGTTCTTTTTCAGAAAGATTTCTCAAATCTTTTAGCATTCACGCCACCATTCTATAAATACGTTTAACTTCATGGTCCAGCTCATCCATTGCAGAGCGACCTTCTTTGAAATATTTCAAAAGCATTAGTTTGTATCGCTCTTGAGCTGCTTTGTTCATCACACCTTCGTTGCTTACTGAAAGGGTGCCTTTATTACCTTTAATTAAGTTCACGCCGTGCGGTGTGCCTTTCCCGCGATACCCGGCATTTACGTTGAACACAATGAACTTCTCGAAAAGCTGCATTGGTAGCAGCTTTGGCTCGAAAAGAAACTCTGGAGTAGTTTGTTTTGACATTAGAAAGGTTCCTCCAGTAAATAATCAGGTTCGTTTGATGCCGCATTTTGTAACTCAAAGCGGCGTTTCTTAACAAAGTCCATGAGTCGTGATTGAATCTGTGGATCTCGTGCGGCCACATCTATTTCCAAAGCATCCAATGTTGTGAGGTCGGGCGCGTTTTGGATCTGGACCATTAGTGAAGGTGGTTCACTCTCTACAGGCTTTTCATCTGCAAGCTCAGTCAAACGCTTGTGAGTAGCTTTGAGTAGAGGATCCATTTGTTTATCTGACCATGTACGGGTGTATCGATAAACAGCATTTACCTCAGCTGGTGTTTTTGACTCTTTAACACGCTGGAGAAGGGTATCTAATGTCTTCTGATATTCTGGATCTGATTCAAGTTCATTAGATACTGGAGTTAATAGATCCTCGGAAGCTGTGACATTAGTTTGTTCTGTAATAACAATCGCAGGCTGTTTATCTGCAGGGAAAACTTCCGAAGGTATTACTTTTGCCGTTGGCTCAGCTTTTGATTTCTTAGCACGCTGTTTCTTTGGTTCGTCACCTAGGCGAATAACACTAAAATCGTCACTAACTTCAAAACCTAACGCTTTAGATAGTGCTTTTAATTGAAGCTTGGCGTTTTCTGCATCACGTTGAACAAAGCCGCTATTAATAGATTCAATTAATGCGGTGGTTCTAAAATTCACGACGTAAATAGAAGGCGAATATGTAGTAATTACAAAAACATCCTGTCCTTCCTCATATTCATCAATAGTTAATGGCTTTGTGAATGTAATGCCAGCCAGCTCAATAGTTTCGATTTTGATGCAGAATTCAAAACCCGGTTTACCAAAAACAGAAGCGGGGAATTGATCTAAGTCAGAAAAGTCCAACATGTCTCCAATAGGACGACATAGAACAGTTTTACCTTTTTGAAGTGCTGCAAATGCTTCTTGAGCAGTTAAAATATTTTTCATGCTGTCATCCCCGTTTTCGCTAAGGTTTCAATTTCTTGTTTAACTGCCTTAAGTTTTGCCGCTTCAATTTGGATAAGGGCATCGATACCTAAGTGCTCACAAACTGTTTTTACATCGAGGCTACGTTCAGCAATAAAGTTTTGAAGTTCATCTCTTTGTTGATCTGAGATACCGTTAAATTCAGGTGGACTAATCCAAGTGCCACGTTGCTTATCAAACGTGCAATTCAATGCTTTAGCCCTCATTAACATTGCTTGGCGCATGTTCTGGTAATATATATGTTCTTTATCAAGCGACTCAGTTAATTGATTAAGGTCACCTGCATGCTCTGCTTCCTCACAGCTTTGTTTCCAGTTTTCTAGCTCTTCTTGGGCTTTAGCTGCTGCAAGTTGTGCAGGCGTTAAGGTGTTAATGTGATCTTTAGCTTGAGTAATCAGGTCAGCCAAGAAAGTAGGGTGTGCTTTAAGATCAGGTACCCATACTTCACCGGTTTCACCGCCTAAAGCACCTGAGTTTTTCGCATGATGTGTAGGCGAAGGTTTGAAATTAATAACGCGGGCATTTTTACCTTCACCAGTAGTAACAGTTGTTAGATAACCCATGACATCTGCGATACGGTAAAGCTCGTTACGGTTTTTACCACCTAGATCCGGTCGGTAAATAATTTGATCACCGTTTTGATCTTCTGATGCGTGTGCAATGAAAACAACATCTTTACCTAAACTGATCAAAGTATTGATGTATTGCTTGAAGGTTTGGTTCGCTAGACCTTGAGCCTTTAACTTTAAAGAACCATCTTTTTGACGGTTATTTGCCGTAAGTAACAGGTGGGTTTTAATGCATTCAAGCATTGCACCCACGGTATCAATGACTACGGTTTTATATGGTGCTAAGTCCTGCGGAGTAAGGTTTGCAACATCACTCCATTGTTGAACCTGTACAACCGCACCACGACGTAATTCACCAGTACGGTGAGCACCACGGTCAAAGTCAAAAGAAATTGCTTTTTCCGCAGTAAAGCCCATGGATGATTTACCTAAGCCAGGATCAGCGTATAGGTACACAATAATTGCTTGAACCAATAAAGTTTGGTCAGCAGTAATAATCGGTAGAGCCATTTTTATTATCCTTATCTTGAGCCAGTGAAGCCGCGCTTAGTTTTATATGCTTTGCGGTCATAAGTAGGGATATTTGTTTCACGCAGTTTTATAGCGAGCTGCTTTCTGCGCTGAAAATCGATTTCTTGTGTGAGTTCATTCCAAACTTTTGGATAGTCAGTCTTGAACTTTTCAACGTCCAAAGGTGTCTTAACTTCACACTTAACTTTGTAAAGAACTGAGCCATTAGCATTAGATGCGTACACTTGCCAGCCAATACGAACAGAGTAGAGACCCTTATCATCACGGCCTAAAAATGACTTGTAGCCGTCAGGATGTTTTTTGAAATTAGTCATCTTTAAGCCTCCACCAACTTGTTACGTTCGATGAAGCCTTTTAGAAGGCCATTAATGTTTCGGATGTCTTCAAATTCGGTGAAATCGTTATATGACTTACCATTAACATCAGTAATTTCATTTACTGTGAGTTGAGTAATATCAACAGCGGTAAATTCAGAACCCGGAACGCCGTAACTGTCTGGATGAGCATCAAAATCAAAGCTCACATTTAAACGGAAGCTATCTAATTTGATGACTGCAACACCAGAATGTTTACCTGTGATTTTGGCAGTTAAGACACCGTAAGTACTTGGTTGAGTCTTAGGAGTAAATAGGGAAGGCGTTTCTTGTGTCTGTAAAGCTGGTTGTAGCTGACAAGCAACTAAAGAACCACCTGAGATTGCAAGAGCAGCCATGCTGACAAATGCAAATGAGTTGAATGAGTTAACTTTTACGTTCATAATTGATCCCGCTGTTTTGCAAAGCACATCGGAAGGTAGAAGAGTCGGTGTGCTTTTTTGTTGTCTGTGAGATAATATTAACTATGGTTAATTTTTTTATTAACTATAATTCATGCTTTAATAGACAAAAGAAAACCCACCGTGGTGGTGGGCTGGATGGAGTTTATTAAGATGAGTAAAGGTCAAGAAAAGTTATTAAAAATATTTGTTTGGTCTACAGTCGTATTAAATGCAGCCACATTGATCTGTATATCTATAATTGCTAAACGCTTATCATCTTAGCGAAATATAAATTGAAACAATAGCAGCGATTGCCGCAATACAAGCAACAATAAAAGTAGGGATGATAGTCCAGTGTGGTTTGCTGGACTTTTTTATTTGTCTTGAAGTTAACTCATAACTTATAGCTTGTAGAAGGGGTGCTGGGATAATTCCGCTTCGGCCTTCACCGCTTAAGAGCATCATTAATTCGTCGTCTGAAAGCCGCTTGATTTCTTCTAACGTTAATTTAACTTTGGGAGGCCTATATTCTTTAGCGGAATCAGGAATAACCACTTTAGGTATCTTATACATATATTCTCTACCGATATGTTCTAAAGGACCGTGTCGGGTCACGGTTTAATTAGCTTTAGGGTGTTCCTGTCTGTGTTGGCTAGGTGGAACGATATCTGTAATAGCGGTAATACTTTCAACCTCGTCCATTTCAAAGAAAAATCGCTCACCACCATTCACAGAAAGCAAACTTAAAACCCCGCCATTTATGCCGACAAATTCTTTAATTGTGCATCTACCATCTTTCAAGCACACCTGAACAAACTCATTCGGCACAAGATCTGCATCAGGGTCGCATACAACATACCAGCCATTACGAATTGCTGGAAACATTGAGTCGCCAGTGCCTTTAATGCCATAGGCTCTTGGTCCTGCTGAGTGAGTTGGAACATACCCATCTCCAGCATTGCCTTCATAACCCATATCTGTGAAATAGCCATCCATGCCCATCTTGGAGTAAGCCTTCACAGGAACATATCTTTTTTGGGTGGGGAATGGTTTAACAGGTGTTTCAAGAAATTTAACAGCATCTTCGCTATCGGGAATATTGTATTTTTTCTTAAAAGCTTCGATATCCAGAACATTTAATTGAAGTAAATTGTTCGATTCTTGTTCAATCGGTCCACCATAAAGCAACCAATCGTCACTCACACCTAAAAATTTCGCAATGACTTTCAAGTTTTCCGCTGTAGGGACGCTAGTGCCATCTAGCCATTTCTTTACAGCAACAGGAGATTTTTTTGTTGCTCTTGCTAAATCAGCGGCTCTTAATTTTTTTTCTTCAAGTTTTTGCCTAATTCGAGAGTGTAAAGACATAACAAATATTCCAAAAACATTAACTAATGTTAATACGATCTATTGAAACTATGGTTAACAAGTGGTAAATTTGGTTTATTAACTATAGTTAACTTGGTGTAACCATGAAAATTAGTGATCTCATGACATACCACGGCTGCAAAAGTCGAAAAGAGTTGTCTGAAAAAACTGGGTATTCAACTGTGACCCTCTGGAAGTGGGAAAACAATGGTATACCAGCCAGAACTCAAGCAGTCCTGCAAGTCAAAACCAAAGGCAAACTTAAAGCCGATTTACAAGCATTAACCGCTTAGGACCTTAACCATGAGCAAAGTATTAAATGAATTGCCTGCAAGTGCTAGCAATAACGAATCGCTCATATTGCAAGCACTTAACGCTAGCAATCAAAGATTAGTAGCAGAGAAGGTAGGAGTAGATGCAAGTACTTTGTCGAGAATGAAAAATGATAAGAAAAACAATGGATTGACAGAGATTGAATTTATTAGCTCTTTGTTGACAGCCATTGGATTGAAGGTGGTCCCAGAAAGTGATGTGTATTGCTCACCTGAAATTGCAGAAGCAACACGAGTTTATTTAGCACATGCATTCACTTCACCTGAATACATGCGGATTTTATTCAAATAAAAAACCACTACCTGCGCGAACAGGAGTGGTTAGGCATTCAATTGAGGTGGATCAAATGAACACAAACAATTTATCAGAACAACCAATCGAACTCAACTCACCAGATTTTTTAATAGGTGACGTTGTAGTGCTTACTAAAGAGTGCCGTACTTTCAAATCAAATGATTTGTTTGAAGTTAAAAACAAAACTTTGACTAGTTTATGGACCATCAAATCAGAGAAACATTTGATTCTAGTTTCTTCAAAAGAAATCCGCACAGCAACAGTAGCAGAGCTCAACGCTAAACGCCGCCTAACAAAAGCTGAGCAAGCATTAGCGGAGGTGTCATGAATAGTCAATTTAAGTATAAACCTGAGTACAAACAGACTCAGGAAATTCAGTCCTTCTTTGATCCAGCGTTAGTGATTCTCAATGAGCTACATGATCGTAACCGTAAAAATCTAAGAGCCAAAGGTTATGACGAAAATAATGCTGCAATAACGCGTGAAGAATTTTCACAAACTATGGCACAGCGTTTTCGCATTAATCAGTGGTTAGCAGGGCAGATCGTTAATAGTTTGGCTAATGCTGACTTGGTTCAAAAATTTGGTGGGTATGTAAAGCCTAAGGTCGGTGTACATGAGTAATTTTGTGCCTAATTCCTTTCAAGTGCCTAATGCATTTGTTGACGAGGTTTTAAATAAAATCTCTGATGCTGCATGCAAAATTTATTTAGTTATTTGCCGTAAAACTCGTGGCTGGAATAAGGAGATGGATTCCATCTCCTTAACTCAATTTGAAGAGATTACAGGGAAGAGTAGACCGACAGTTGTTAAGTGCCTTAATGAATTAATTAAGGTCGGTTTAGTCGTGGAACAACCGAGTACTATTCACGGAAATACGTTCAAATTAGGTAACGATACTAGTGTTGGTTTGGTTATTAAATTTCCTAGTAAAAAATTTTTACTACCTGAAATTTATAGACAAACTAGTAAAAATTCTTTACCACTGCTAGTTAAAAATTTTAACTACACTAGTAAAAATTTTTTACCGCTACTAGTAAAAATTTTTAACACACAAAGGGCTTTGTTGCACAAAGATTTAAAAGTTAAGACTTCTCATATCTACTCAAATTTAAGTGACAACTCG